CGCACCGACACCAACCACACCACCCCCCACACGCTCCAACCCACCACCCCAAAATACAGGAGATGTTACCCACGGGTTTCTCATCTTTTACTTACAACACTCTTTTTTTATACCACTACTAACAACGCTTAGTACGATATTTTTATCGTTGCAATTTTGGTAGTACTCGCGACCATGATCAATTGAAAAAAGTGTTTACAGATTTCGATAATCGATACCCCTCAAACCGCATTCTCACTATCAACGATTAGGACAATATTTTCATCGTTGCAATTTTTGTTAGTACTCGCGACTATGATCCATTGAAAAAAGTGTTTACAGATTTCGATAATCGATACCACTCACTACGGCGGGCGACCACCCACCCCTCAAACCGCGTTCTGACTATCGACGCTTAGGACGATATTTTCATCGTTGCAATTTTTGTTAGTAACAACAACAATATACCGACCCAACAATCAACATCACCATCGCCGCGCGATCGTCCGCAGAACAACGAACACCCGCAACATTTACGACGTAATGTTTAACAAAAATTCTCTTTTTTTTTCCGTGTAGTAAAATTAAAACAAAAATGCCATCAAAAAAACAGCGTAGCTTAAAATCACATAAGCAAATTACATTAAGGCGATCCGTGAGGAGGAAAACACCGCGAAGCAATCACACAAAAAATAGACGTAACTCAAAAACTAATCGCAAACGACAGCATGCTTTGGTGAGAGGGGGAACAACTAGTCAGAATATCCTTACGGCAAGTAAAGTTGTCGCTGGCACGACTCTTACCGCGATGATGATAATTGCATTACGAGACCACAGAAACAAAATAAGAGCAATTAATCATTTGATAAAATTAAAAAACACTGAGATAAGAAATATTTTACGATTTTATTGTTCGTATTTTTTTAAAAATGAAAACGATACTAATGATTATGATAGATTGATTAGTACATTTTTAGAAAACACGAATTTTTTCAATGACGAGTTTAATGTAATCAATAAAGTGGACCGAGTCAATACTATAAAGTCAATATACGATGAGTTATTTGGACGACCAAACATTCCAGCATGTATCTTGCTTAGATATTTACTATTGAGTCGCACACCGAAATCTTTGGATAACTTAGTATTGTTTTTTATTAACACTTGTTTTTTTGTAGAATTTGATTTCGTTACATATTGTCAAAAAAAAACTGCTAAAGCGGACGAAATAATTACACAATGGAAAAGAACTTCCTTATACATACCAACATACAACTCTGATTATAAAAAAATAATTGAACAGTTTTTGGAAAATCCAGAAAATTTTAAAACAGAATTTCATAACGACAATATGACATCAATCATAAGGGACTTTTGCGCTAGCAAATTTTTTCAAGTCCAAAAACGGTGTGTTACACAAGTAGTCACTGGTTATCAAGGTAGTAATACCTGCTACTTTAGATGTGATGATGATGATGATGATGGTGGTAACACTGAGCCCGTGGTACAAAGCACACACGTCTCTGCATTGGAAGGCGTGTAACGGTAGGAAAACGTCGTACTGGTGTGACGGTGACCATTCTTAATTTTGTAACTAACAAATTAAAAGTTTTGCGTAAATGTTACCACCTAAAGTACCATCAGACTTTACACCCATGGACACTGACTTGCCGCCAACTTTAGCATGGATGACATCGCTGCAATTCCTAGACGACAACCACCAAACCATCACGGTGCTCCCTGCGCCAAGGGGTGGCACTTTGCGCTCACGTGGTGGCACTGTGCGAACGACTCACTGCCGCGTTGCATCCACCGACGCGCCATGGCGACTGTACACCAAGCACAAGTCACATTGTGCCGTTATCACTCCGCAATAGCGCCGACGCGGCATCGGCCCGCGGTGTCGGCATCGACGTACTGTCATCTATCAGTCGACTCGAGTTGCAACTACGAGATGAACACGTACCATCACTCATGTTGTCACATGAAGCGTGTGCCCGCTTGTTCCACCAAAAACTGGTTCATCAACAAAACCCATCGGATCGCATTATCCATATGACCACCGCGGTTCAGACGCTACTGGAAAACATCCGCCGACGCAAAACCCGGGTGAAATGTTTGGCCGACATCTCCAAAATGCTACAGCGATGCCGCGCTCAATCCATTTACTTTGTACAGCTAAGGAGTTACACGACGCGTACGTACACAGCAAACACAGGAGCGACGCGTGATGTCGACACGTTTCCTATAACAACTATGATCACGGTGCTTGCGCTCACCCAGTTGGTCATCGACAACGTGTTGTACGGCGCCGACACGTTTCCTACAACACCGGACGAAAGTGAACTCGTAGCTGTCTTTTGGATGTTTGCGCGTGACTTTCATGCTCGGCCCGACATACTCAGCCGCATGATTTGTTACAACACCTAGGTAAAGAATCCTTTGGTTCCCATGATGGGCGTGTCCTTGTCGGAGAGGGTGGTCGCCATTAGTAGTAGTGTCAGCGACGGTCATTTTCCCGGGTGGATGGGTGAAACGTGGTTGATAATCTATTTGTTCTTTGCGATGGAACTTGACCGTTACAATCTACGAGGAAATTGGGATTGTTCATTACTGTATTTCACCGCGTCGCTTTTGGAGATGTTGGTAATGTTCCCATGATTTTAATCAAATAAACTTTTTTGTGTGACCGCATATGCAAAACAAACAAAAAAGGTTATATGATTTTTTAAATGTTCGTCATCAACGCTAACACTAATCAACCATTTACGTCGGCTGCCGTCGGACCACACTGCCGCGACACAACGGAAATTAGTTTGCCGTCAACTTTAATCTGGGAGACATTGTTCGAATTTCTTGACGGTGACATTAAACCGGTCGAGCAGAGCCACCCAGAAACGCTAGAAGAACGCAGTGCCACAATTCGAACGCTGCAAGCCCGTGTTTCCGCGTTATGTGCCCACCTGACTATGGCGTTGCGTCGACATCGTTCTCAACATTGCCATGATAGTCATGTTGTGGCTCTGTATGCACGTGACAATGCGGGTGCTCGGAGCGACAACGCTTTAGAATTCGGCGGTGTTGGTATCGATGTGTTTTCATCTATACGTCGAGTCGAGTTGCAAATCTGGGATGAGCACCTGCCATCTGGTATGCTACCACACGAAGCGTGTGCTCGGCTGTTTTATCGAAAATTTGTTAATGTGAAACAGTGCTTCAGCTTAAGTGCTTCCACCGAGTGTGTCGCCGATATGACATCAGTGGTTCAGACGCTGCTCAACAACTACCGCATTATAAAAACGCGGTTGAAATGTTTATCCGACATTTCAAAACTGCTACAGCGATGCCGCACACAATCCATTCACTATATACAACTACACATCTCGGGGCCGGCGGGGACAACCGCTTCCTCAAGTCAACCCGATGAGCTACGGCGGTCGATGCCGGATGTTGAAAGTGCACAGTGTACTGACTCTGCGTGTACTGACTCTGCGTGTACCGACTCTGCGTGTACTGACTCTGCGTGTACTGACTCTGCGTGTACCGACTCTGCATTCATGGTAGCTGTACCAACTCTGACCACGTCCGTCGTAGACAATGTGTTGTACGGCCGCGACACGTTTCCGGCGACGGCGGCGGAAAGTGAACTTGTTGCTGTGTTGTGGATGTTTGTGAGGGATTACCACGCTCGGCCAAACATACTGAGCCGTATGATCTGTTACAACACGTGGAAAATGAGTCCGTTACTTCCGGTAATGGGCGTGTCTTTGTCGCTGCAGGTCTGGTGCCCCAAGGCCCCGCGTCTCGGTGATACCGACTCCCGGGGTGGTGGCGCGGGCCGCTATTTTAGTTTAACGAGCAGCGAGACGTGGGTGATCATCTATGCCTTCTTCCATGGCGAAGTTATTAGCAAGCTTCTCAACTACAGCGCCGCGCTAAAGGGGGAGAGAAGCATGGTGGACGTAAGAATGTCGGCGACGCCCGTGGATCGACTCACGATGACGGTAAATGTGCACCAGCGATCCGAACGACATTTTAGGGCACAGCAACGGAACCACGAGACAATAAATTATCAATAAAAGCTTCGCGATCACCACGTCTACAATCGACTACCACAAGTTGGTTTGCTCGCGAAATCATATTACTTTTCAAATAAATAAATTATTATGTAATGTTATAAAATTGGTATTCATCAAAATCGGTCGTTAAAAACACGTCTTATGACGAAGCGAGATCATATCCGGTACGGTGTGGATGAACATGGGTGTATCGTGAACGCCAAAGATGTTAGAAAAGGTCAGAAATGCACGTGCGAAGCATGCCGGAAACAACTCGACCTAGCGGCTGGACAAGTGCTTGATCCGTACCTGCGTCATCGAAAAGGCGATTTTAAAGTCTGCCCCAGCTACCAAGAACAGTCCTTCCGTTTTCCCACGCACCATACATTTACCAAAAAGTTAAAAAGAGAAAACAAAGAACTAGAAATTGTGTGCTCCGATTGTCCGGTGGTTCTTCCACCTCCATCTATCAACAATATTCCCACATTTAACCGCGAATACAAACCACACTTGAGATATGCGATCGACAACGATGAGTCTCGAATTAAAGCTAAGAAGGATTGTCGGTGTATTGTACCGTCATGCTGTGATGTTTGCCAAACTATGAAGAATGAAAAGTTAGCGGAGCAACAGGCCGCAAAAAAACGGAAGGAGCAAGAGGTGGCTGAAAGTAATGCACGAGAGGCTGAAATTTCACGAATACAGCTGATAGCACAACAGATTGCCACAAAAAATGCACAAGATACTATTTTACTACAAATACAAGAAGCAAAACAACTAATGGAACAAAATCAACGAGAGGCGGAAATTTCGCGCATCAAAAGGGCGCAATGTTATGAGACGATAGTGATCGAAACGCCGGAAGCGAAAAAACGAAGAATCCAAGTAACTGAGAGATTTTTATACGAATCAACGCTTAAGAAGGCTGCCGACAAGGCACGGGCTGCTGAAGACAACAAAAAAATAGCACGGTTGAAAGACGAACTAGCGATGCGAAACAATGCCGCACGGCAAGTGGTGGAAGACCAGCTGATGAATAGAAGAAACAAATAATTACATGTATAACGATAGATTTATTGTTCCTTTCTACAATAAAATGTGCATACTACAATAAAGAAGTTACATGTCGTGTTTGTTTCCGATGTTTTTTAATGAAAACACGAAGCGCGCAATGGCTGACGAGGACGAGTCCGGCGCTCGTGACACCACTACTACGCCCACAACCATTACGAATCAACTGGCTGCGCCCACTCTCCGACAAATCAACCGCCCCCCTCCGTTATTCATAGACGCGCACGACAACACGCTCCCCGTATCCACACTGAGCCTGGTCGACTTAACACAGCTCGACTCGGACCTCGACGCCGCGGTGGCTCCGCCGTGGTTCAACCTAGAGGGGGAAATGATGCGCGCCAAGGTTGTGGATGTATACGATGGCGACACTGTTACGCTGGTTTTTAAATTCGGGTCGAAAATGTGGAGAGACAAGTGTCGCCTGACAGGCATCGACACACCTGAAATCCGAACCCGAGATGCCGATGAAAAAGTGCGCGGCTTGATGGCCCGGGACTGGTTACGGACCCAAATTCTAGACAAGAAGGTGTGGGTAGAGTGTGGGAAGTGGGATAAGTACGGCCGTCTGTTGGGTACCATTTACTTAACGTCAGACTTCCAGCAAAGCGTGAATCAAGAGCTGATTAACCACGGGTTTGCAGTGCCGTATTTGGGTGGTACTAAACTACAACTGTAGAACTATTTTAACAACATTAACGTGAAACTAACGTCGGCGTTGCAGATACGACACGACATGTCTTGTCGGTTTTTAATAAAAAAGCTTAACAATCGACACTAGTTCTTCGTTCAGACCCGCCTCAATCGTGGCGATCGCGTCCTCGATCTCCGCGCGCAACACCTCCAGCTTGTCTTCAAAGTCCACCGCTGCACCACCACCGTCCGGGTTGAAACGGATCCACATCCACTTTCCACTGAACACCATGAATACGTCGTCGTACCGCAACTCCTCGTCGCTCGCATCGTACCCACGGCGGTGCGCAAACTCGTCCGTCTCCACCGCGAGCATCGTGCCTCCGATCAGGCGCCGGTGGTCGATCCGGCGACGGTGCGTGCAGTCACACCCGCCCGTGTACAACGCCGTGTCGTGTGTAAACCCAGGGAAGTTGTCGTTGATCATGTTGCGCACCGCCATCTCCTTGGTGTGTGCGTACACGTGGGCGCTACGCGGGTCGTCCGGAAACACGCGCTTGAAACACGTCGCGCACCACCCGTCATACTTAACACATCCGCTTCGGCTATCGAGCCAAGACACACAGTTTGGACACCGCGGGCCGCCACCATGGCCCTTGCACTTGGTCGTCACGCCCTGTGCGCTCCTGCCACACCCCTCGACGTCACACCGCCGGCCGCCACCGTGACGCTTACACTTCGTCGTCTTGCCAACGGCACTCTTGCCACACCCCTCGACGTCACACCGCCGGCCGCCACCGTGGCCCTTGCACTTCGTCGTCTTGCCCTCCGTGCTCTTGTCGCACCCCTCGACGTCACACCGCCGGCCGCCACCGTGGCCCTTGCACTTCGTCGTCTTGCCCTCCGCGCTCTTGTCGCACCCCTCGACGTCACACCGCCGGCCGCCACCGTTGCCCTTGCACTTCGTCGTGACGCCCTGTGCGCTCTTGCCACACCCCTCGACGTCACACCGCCGGCCGCCACCGTGACCCAAACACTTGGTCGTCGCGCCACGTGCGCTCTTAGTGCATCCCTCGACGTCACACCGCCGCCGACGTCTTGGTACTCTCATTTTACTATAAGTGTGTAAAGAAGTGTGTCTAACAATTTTTTTTACAAAGTATTTTTATGTATTAGTCGTGATGGTTATTAACTTTGCATTTTTACTGATGTGTCTCAAATGTGAACAAGCCGGACGCCTCTGGGGGTACCGCGGATGTGGGTGCTACGTGCACAGCACGCTACCGGTACAGCCACGCTGTGGTGCTTCACGCTGTCCACACTGCCACCACAAAGTGAAATCCGAAGAGGCATGTATCGCCGGCGGTCACAACTTTGAAGAAGATCTAATTAAGTACTACTGGAAGGACGGCGCCGCTCGCTCGGAGTACCACCACCTTGTAGGAGACACTAGCGGACACTGTGCCCGTTACGCTATGGCGCGACGAGTGTCATCAGCGGGCGGACCGGAGCAATGGGTGTTGCTACCGACGTTTCAATGTGCTCGCGTGGATGGGTCGTCACTCAACAAGAAGAAAAAGTCGCCAGGGCCAAGTCAAAAGGCGAGGAGACACAAAGCGCGACAACACGCAAGTCACATGCTACACGAAGACGTCTACTCGTAGTTTTGTTTTTTAAAAACATAAAATTATGGTCATTACGTAAATAAACTAAGTCTTTAATTTCAAATTAACAAACCCCCGTTGTTGGGGATTTTTTTTTATTGGTAATAATATAAAACATGACGTCTCTCAGCCAACTCTCGCGTGATAATCTAAACAATCGTTTCAATGTGGTTCCTGCGCCCAAGAACTACTACGCACAGGTCGAATCATCCCGTAATCCGCGCGCGTCTCCGACGTTTCCTGAAGGCATGTGCAACTATTATGTTGATGCAACCGACGCGGGGGGAGCGCTCCTCGACGAGAGCATGTTTGCGGTGGTGACGCAGCGACCGTATGTTGAAGCAAACACCTACCGCAGGCACAAAGAACCATGGGAAATCTCATATTTACGCGCCGTTTATCCTCAAGCACGCCCACATTCTTTTCGAGTGAGTGACTTTTACAGTCTTGAGTGTCTGTACACCGCACTGCTGCCGCCAGAAGTGCGCAAGGCGTTTATCGTGTCGCCCGGTGTCTACACAGCAACGCTTCCCGGACCAAGTTGCGGCGAGTTGCCGTGTCCATGCGACGCGTCGGGGCCGGCGGTCTCTTTTGCCCGAGATCCGATGCTGCAGAACAAGTGGCCGCCATGCAACGTGTCCGGTCCAGCCGGTTTGGCGTGCTGTGCGTCGGTAGAGGCGTACCAGAGTTGTTACCGGGCGGGAAAAGTGCCATGGGTCGCAAACGACACGTGGGTTGGCAACGATCTGAACGCCGGCCAACCGCCGCCTGATTTGGGGGTGTTGTGGAAGCCGTCTCTCTGGCCGGAGTTTACACTGGCCGTCAACAAGTATCCAACGGTGTGGAATTCGTTTTACAACGCGGCGGGTGACGCGGCGGATAGTTGGGTAGAGGTGCTGCACAGCAGTTTTTCCATTAGTAACGCCACATACGGTGTATGGTTCTACAGGTCACTGGGATCTGGAATGTTTGTCAATTTGGGACGCACACTCGCGTCTCTGAACAAGCTGGACGCACTGGTGAAGCTTGGGTTTGGATTCACGCAGATTGCCGAGTTCATATTGCGGCCGGTCCGTGGCGAACTGCTCGACGACGGCGTGACTCCCGCCAGTACCGGTCTAGGCGGTTTGGCAGGGTTAAACTACTGGCTGGCGGGGCAGACGCGCACCGATTTAAGCCACATCCTTACAACCGACGTGGATATGATTGCTAAATACTTAAGCATTGCAGCGTACGGCAATGATTACAACTTGAATCGAGTGTGTACTACGGGAGTACTTGATAAATTGATTACTTACTTGTTGCGCGCTGCAGGTTACTACTCGGTGCAGTTTACTGTGCAGGCCAACCTGTACAACGGGTTCACAACAGAAATAATGGTTATTGGTATGGCGCCTGCCCCCATTTACAGACGGATCCAAGACATTGATGTGCGCGTGCTTGACCCCAAAAACCCCGCGGCTACACTTCGAGATAGGTCCAACACAGGGTGCACGTACACGTACCCCTTTTCATGCATGCACTGTCACGAAAGTCCTGCGACCATGAACGCGGGCAGCAACTGCACGGTTGATATTTCTACGTTTCCCACGTGCCCGTCGCCGCCTGGCCCTTATTAGCTCGACAACATAGCAAATGCTGAAAATGATTAAACTGTTACGTTTAGCGCCGCCTCTATACGCAGAAATCAGTTGACAACTACTACTGGTTTAAGTTTAAACAACCAATCTAAATTATCATCGACCTTACTTCACCCACCTTTCCCGCCTCAACAGCATCGCACCAACGCTCATTACGCGTGTCAACCAAGAACTAACTAGGAGTGGAATTCCGCGTGTACGGATCCGTTTTTAATATATATAGTGCCGTTGTTGGTAGCGAGTCCGAGAACTCCGTACACACCGTACGTATTGCCCGGTATGACATTCACTTCAGATTCATCCAACGTGACGGTTTGTGGACTCTTTTTCGTCAATACCTTCATCGTGGGCGGGTTGTTGTTGGCGTTGCCGTCACCACATTGGTTGGACACGAACTTAGGTCCGGCAACCTGGTATTTGTCTAACAAGGGCTTCAGATCGTCGTAAAGAAACGGCAGAACACTGGGGTGAGAGTGGTCAGCACCTTTAAACGGGTCGCTTGTGATATCAATCACTTGCATTGTGGCGATCAAACGATCATCACCTGTCATACTGACCGTCATTGTCGCCGTAACGTTCATTTTGGTGCCTGTGGCGGTGTAGGCGCCTATCAAGCTTAAACTCAATTTGTTAAAATTAGTCGCGCTAGGTTTTATCCCTAGAATTTGGGAATAAGGAATGGTGACGTCGCTGAGTGTCTGCGAAGCACATTTATTGTCGCAGTCAGGATGCAGGTTTTTATTGCCTGGGCCGTTGGCGTCAAAGGCACAGTTTCCATAGACGCAACTGTAACAGCCGACCAGCTCCGCCTTCGATTGACCGCCCGGGATTAAGGACTTTACCGGTGGCAGGCCCTGCTTCTCCGCGCAGTAATACGCGTACAGTTTGTCCGCATCGGCCGCCGGATCTTCAGGTGTTTTATCCTTTAGTTTGTCCCGGAACACGTAAAGCAACACGCCGGTCGTGAGTACAATCACTACGATGATGCCTATCATGATATAAAACAACTTCGTGTGCTTCGGGTGCTTCGCGTTGGGTTTTAAGCTCTTCGAGTTGGAGTTCTCAGCGGAGATCTTAGCGGAGATCTCAGTAAGATTAGATGCCATCGTGATCTTTATTTAATATACACATGACATTTAAAACGTATATAGTGGTATACACAAAAACACACATGCCAAAAATTATCATCGGCCTTACTTCAACACAGTAGATGAGAGAATCTGCCACGAGACATTGGTTGTTTGGGTCGTAACTCCACTTTCTTGGAGGTTATGTGGATGGAATTACAACGGGTACACGGCCACTTGAGCGGCAACAAAGGGATTATTCTATTCCTCACTTTGTCACACCCGCTAAAGTCTCGAAGAAAAGAAAATTACTAATGTAATTGGTTGTATAGTAGTGCATCAACACTTGCGTGATTTTGGTGATAATAAACAGTTTATTGTACAATTTCTACATACAAAAACAACAAACTCTAAACTTCACAATCTATGTTTTACATTCACTTTTTTCAATGGATCATGGTCGCGAGTACTAACAAAAATTGCAACGATGAAAATATCGTCCTAAGCGTCGATTGTCAGAACGCGGTTTGAGGGGGGGGTGGGGTGGTCGCCCGCCGTAGTGAG